GCCGAGATCGCGGGCGGCCCATTGGCGGCGGCGCGTGCGGCGGGCGAATTGGTGGCGCGGGCCTTTGCCCTGCCGGGGCAAGAGGGCGCGGCGTGAGCACCTTTGCCTGGCCCCTGTTGCTACGGATCGCTTTGCGAAATCTGCGGCTGTCGCCAGAGGATTTCTGGCGGCTGACCCCTGCCGAGCTAACGCTGATGCTGGGCAATGACAGTGGCAATGCGCCGCTGGGGCGCAACCGGCTGGACGAGTTGTTGCAGGCCTTTCCCGACAGAATAGGAGACGAGGAACATGAGTGAGATTGATAGCCTGAGCGAGCTTGACGCGCAGATTGAGGGGCTGGAGGCCTCCTTGGGCGATGCGGCCAGCATGGCGGCCAGTTTTGACGGAGAATTGCGCCGCGTGCGCGAGTCGCTTTCCGGCACCGGGCAGGATGTGGCGACCTTGGAAAAGGGGTTGAGCCGTGGATTGCGCAAGGCCTTTGACGGTGTGGTGTTTGACGGGATGAAGCTATCGGATGCGTTGCAGACGGTGGCGCAGTCGATGATCAACACCGCCTACGGTGCAGCAGTCAAGCCGGTGACCGACCATTTTGGCGGGCTGATTGCCGGCGGTGTCGGCGGGTTGATGCAGGGGCTTTTGCCGTTCGAAAAGGGGGGCAGTTTTTCCCAAGGAAGGGTGATGCCCTTTGCCAATGGCGGCATCGTCAACAGTGCCACGATGTTCCCGATGCGCGGGGGTAGCGGGCTGATGGGCGAGGCCGGGCCAGAGGCGATCATGCCGCTGGCACGCGGGGCCGATGGCAAGCTGGGCGTGCGTGGCGGCGGCGGGCGGGCGGTGAATGTGGTGATGAATATCTCCACCCCTGACGCCGAGAGTTTCCGCCGTAGCCAGGGCCAGATTGCCGCGCAGATGGGCCGCGCCTTGGGCCGTGGCCAGCGCAACCGCTAGAATAGGAGCAGGACGATGGGTTTTCACGAAGTGCGGTTTCCCGCAAGTTTGAGTTTCGGATCGAGTGGTGGGCCAGAGCGGCGCACCGATGTGGTGACGCTGGCCAACGGTTTTGAAGAGCGCAACACCCCTTGGGCACATTCGCGCCGCCGCTATGATGCGGGCGTCGCCATGCGCAGCCTGGACGATATCGAGGCGATGATTGCGTTTTTCGAGGCGCGGCAGGGGCAGATGTATGGGTTTCGCTGGAAGGACTGGTCGGACTTCAAATCGTCGCGGGCCTCGGCGGCGCCAGTCTATACCGATCAGATTTTTGCCACCGGCGACGAGGTGACAACCGCTTTTCAGCTGAGGAAAACCTATCGCTCGGGCGAGCATAGCTATTTGCGCCCGATTTCCAAGCCGGTGGCGGGCACGGTGCGCGTGGGTATCGAGCAGGAAGAGCAGCAAGAAGGCGTGCATTACGAGGTCGATACCGCGACCGGGTTTATCCATTTTGTGCATCCGCCCAATGCGGGGATGCGGATTTCGGCGGGTTTCGAATTTGACGTGCCGGTGCGGTTTGATACCGACCGGATTCAGACCAGTGTTGCCAGCTTTCAGGCCGGGGACGTGCCCAATGTGCCAGTGGTAGAGGTGCGGGTCTGATGGGAATGAGTGTTGAATTACAGGATCATCTGGGCAAGGGCGTGACCACGATGTGCCATGCCTGGCTCATCGAGCGGGCCGATGGGGTGCGTTATGGATTTACCGACCATGACCTGCCGCTGGCGTTTGATGGCGTGGCGTTCAAGGCCGATAGTGGCCTGAGCGCGCTGGCGTTACAGCAATCGACCGGGCTGTCGATAGACAATACCGAGGCGATGGGCGCGCTAAGCGATGCGGCCATTCGCGAGGCTGATATCGAGGCCGGGCGGTTTGACGGCGCCGAGGTGACGGCCTGGCTGGTCAATTGGCAGGACGTGTCGCAACGATTGTTGCAGTTTCGCGGCTCAATCGGCGAGATGACGCGCCGGGGCGGGGCGTTTCGTGCCGAATTGCGCGGGCTGACCGAGGCATTGAACCGTCCGATGGGGCGGGTGTTTCAAAAGCCCTGCACAGCGGTTCTGGGCGATGCGAGTTGTCAGTTTGATCTGGACACGCCGGGGTATTTTACTGTGCGCGTGGTTGAGGGCGTCGAAAACCGCAGCATTTTCCGCTTTGCCGGGATGAACGAGTTTGAACCGGGATGGTTTGAACGCGGGCAATTCTCGGGTCATTCAGGGGCTGCCGAGGGGCTAAACGGGATGATCAAGCGCGACTATTTCGACGGTAATCAGCGGGTGATCGAGCTGTGGCAGCCGGTGCGGGCCGAGATTGTGGCGGGGGATCAGATACGGCTGGACGCGGGCTGCGACAAGCGGATGAAGACTTGTCAGTTGAAATTCAACAATCTGGTAAATTTTCAAGGGTTTCCTGACCTGCCGGGCGAAGATTGGATGATGGTGCAGCCCTCTCAGGCCAGTAGCCAAACCGGCGGAAGCAGGCGCTGAATGGAGCAGCATGAACGCGATATTCTGGCCGCGGCGCGGCGCTGGATCGGCACGCCCTATCTGCATCAGGCCTCGGTTTGCGCGGTGGGCACCGATTGTCTGGGGCTGGTGCGCGGCGTGTGGCGCGATGTACTGGGCGCGGAGCCGGAAGCAGTGCCGAGCTATACGCGCGACTGGTCAGAGCCGCAGGGCGACGAGCGGCTGTGGCAGGCCGCGACGCGGCATTTGCTGCGCAAGCCCCTGGGCGACGAGGCGGGCGGTGATGTGCTGTTGTTTCGAATGCGCGACAGGGGCGTGGCCAAACATCTGGGCATTGCCGGGCGGATCGGGGCCGAGGCCAGTTTTATCCACGCATATTCGGGGCACGCGGTGATCGAAAGCCCGCTAAGTGCCGCATGGCGCCGCCGGGTTGTGGCGCGTTTCACTTTTCCTCGGGGGAATGATTGATGGCGACGATTTTACTTTCTGCGGCCGGTGCGGCCATTGGTGGCTCGATGGGCGGCACCTTGTTGGGCCTGTCGATGACAGCGGTCGGGCGGTTTGCCGGGGCGACGCTGGGGCGTAGCATAGACCAGCGTTTGCTGGGACAGGGCAGCGATGTGGTCGAGAGCGGCCGTGTTGAACGCTTTCGCCTGACTGGTAGTGGCGAGGGCGATGCGATTGCCCAGGTTTACGGGCGGATGCGGGTGGCGGGCCATGTGATCTGGGCCACCGAATTTGCCGAAACGGTGTCGGTCAGTGGCGGCAAGGGTACCCCTTCGCGACCCAAGACGCGCCACTATAGCTATTCGGTTAGCCTGGCGATTGCGCTCTGCGAGGGCGAGATTACGCGCGTGGGCCGGATCTGGGCGGATGGTGTCGAGATCGCGCCGATTGACGTCAATATGCGGGTCTATACGGGTGCCGCCGATCAGCTGCCTGACCCCAAGATGGAGGCGGTCGAGGGTAGCGGCGCAGTGCCGGCCTATCGCGGCACCGCCTATGTGGTGTTCGAGGATCTGGCGTTAGAGCAATTTGGCAACCGGGTGCCGCAGTTTACCTTTGAGGTGGTGCGCCCACATCAGGCAAGCGCGGCATCGGGCGAGGGTCTGGCGCATTTGGTGCGCGGCGTGGCGATGATGCCGGGCAGCGGCGAATACACGCTGGCGACAACGCCGGTGCAGGTGCCTGAATCGCTGGGCAAAACCCGGTTGGCCAATATCAATACGCCCTCGGGCCTGTCGGATTTTCAGACCTCGCTACAGGCGCTGCGCGACGAGCTGCCCAATTGCGGATCGACCTCGTTGATTGTCAGCTGGTTTGGCGATGACCTGCGCTGTGGCACCTGCACGGTGCAACCTAAGGTCGAGCAGCAGGATGCGGATAGTTCCACGATGCCCTGGCGGGTTGCAGGGCTGTCACGCGCGGCGGCGGCGCTGATTGCGCAGGATAGTGACGGCAGGCCGGTCTATGGCGGTACGCCTGCGGATGCCTCGGTAATCGAGGCCATCGAACACCTGCGCGACAGCGGGCAAGAGGTGATGTATTACCCATTTATCCTGATGGATCAGCAAAGTGACAACACGTTGCCCGATCCGTGGAGCAATGCCGAGGCCCAGCCCGCCTTCCCTTGGCGCGGGCGGATCACCCTGAGCGAGGCACCGGGGCAGGCCGGATCGCCGGATGGCACCGCAAGTGCCGACAGCGAAGTCGCGGCGTTTTTTGGCACCGCCACGGCGGCACATTTTGCCGTCAACGCAGGTACTGTCAGCTATAGCGGCCCGTCTGAGTGGAGCTATCGTCGGTTTATCCTGCATAACGCCGCGCTTTGTCTGGCGGCGGGCGGTGTTGACAGTTTCTGCATCGGTAGCGAAATGCGCAGCCTGACGCAAATCCGCGGCGCGGGCGGTGTTTTTGTCGCCGTACAACAGCTGCGCCAACTGGCCGCCGAGGTGCGTGCCATTCTGGGGGCCGAGGCTAAAATCGGCTATGCCGCTGATTGGTCTGAATATTTCGGCTATCAGCCGCAGGATGGATCGAACGATCGGTATTTCCACCTCGATCCGCTGTGGGGCGATGACAACATCGATTTTATCGGTATCGATAACTATATGCCGCTGTCGGATTGGCGCGAGGGCGATACGCATCGCGACGCGCATTGGGGGTCGATTTATGATCCGGCCTATCTGGCCTCCAACATCGAAGGCGGCGAGGGCTATGATTGGTATTACCATTCGCCCGAGGCCCGCGCGGCGCAGATCCGCACACCGATCGAAGACGGCGACCATCAGGAACCGTGGATTTACCGCTATAAGGATATCCGCAATTGGTGGGCGAACGAACACCACGAGCGCATTGACGGACAGCGTGTAGCCGAGGCAACCGATTGGCAGCCGCAATCAAAACCGATCTGGTTTACCGAACTGGGCTGTGCGGCCATCGACAAAGGCACCAACCAGCCCAACAAGTTTCTGGATCCGAAATCATCCGAGTCGAGCCTGCCCAGGTATTCGAACGGGCGGCGCGATGATCTGATGCAGATGCAATATCTGAAGGTCATGCACCAGTATTGGTCAGAGCCAGCCAATAACCCGCAATCGTCCGAATATTCCGGCCAGATGCTCGATTTGTCAAAATCGCATGTCTGGGCCTGGGATGCGCGGCCTTTCCCGTTTTTCCCCAACAATCGCGGGCTGTGGAGCGATGGCGCCAATTATGCGCATGGCCACTGGATATCGGGGCGGATGTCGGGGCGCTCGCTGGCCTCGGTGGTGGGTGAAATCTGTGAACGGGCCGGAGTATCGGCCTATGACACCAGCACGCTCTGGGGCTATGTGCGTGGCTATGTCGTACAGGATGTAAGCGAAGCGCGCAGCGCCTTGCAGCCCCTGATGCTGCGCTATGGCTTTGACGCGGTCGAGCGCGACGGCGTGCTGAAATTCTTGATGCGCGATGGCAAGGTTGAT